AATCATTTCTGCTCGTGTCTCTTCCTCTACATTGAACTCATACATCTTATCAATAAGAAGTTGAGCATCAACACAAGTGAAAGTAGATGCAATAACTGCTAGATGAAACATACTGGGATGAACGTATCCGTTCCGTGTCGGCTTACTTGCGACCTCTTATGAGGTTGAACGTAAAGGTATGTTAGCATACCCTCATTATATAGTCAACTTTTATTGTATCTTTTGATACTTTTTTCAAAATCTGAGAATGATGACTGGAGTTGACCTTCATTTTCTTTGGGATCTAGTTTATCATATCCTTTCATCTTCTTCCACTGACCATAAAGTGCTTGTAATATCCATGACTGAGAAAGACTCTTAGGTCCGTTTTCTAACAGTTCAAGATACTTTTTGTTAGTGGTGTATGCTTTGTACTCCTCTCTCCAGTTGGAGTCATCATATCCTTGCTTCATAGGTATAGGTCTTTCCTTTGATCTGGGTTTCGTTTTCACCAGTGCGACCAGGTCTCATCTTGCCGAGTTTGATATTTCTCTTTGGCAATCCACCCTTTCTGGTTCTCTTTAGTGTAGCATCTTTTGATCCTTTTTGCTGAGTTATTACAGAATCCTGATCATACTTCCTACCTAGAGACTTGACTGCCTTCTTGAACTTTCTTTTACTCATCTTACCTTGTTGTATCACATGACTTCTTTCCTTGACTCTTTTAGTTTCACCAGTTTTCTTATCTTTCTCATCATATTTTCCAATCACTTTAGTTGCACCTCTCCCAAACTTACCTCTGATATCTTTATCTAATTGTTTTGCTCTCGCACTATTATCTTTCCTTGACTTGTCTCCTCTTGATGCAGACATAACAGCAGTGCCACCCTTGTCTGCTTTCGCTTTCAAGCGTGACATGCTACTCTCTTGCATGAACTCTTTGTATGTCTTCATCTATCCAATCTTTCTTTTATTTATCTCTCCATACTATCTCTGGATATGCTTGTTCTACCACTGACCTAGTAATTCTATACTTGGACTGCAATGATTTGTCCTTTACAAGACATACTATCTCTGCCTCGTCTTGCTGTAATGACTCTAGCAGTTGAATCAATAAGGTCTCTCTTCTCATGTTTGAGATCCCATTATTACCACCTCTTACAAAGTTATAAAGGGTTCTCCACTCATGTATGAGTCTTGTGTGTCCTTCTGTACCTGCAGGTGCATCATTCTTTTTGTATGGTACATTTCCTTCTGGAACTGCACTGTCAATACCCTTATCAAAATTCCATATCAATAATGCTTTCACATCATCACGCTTGTGCTCTTTGAGTAGAGCAACTTTTTGTGGAGCAGTCTTCTTTCCATGAACTGCTTTGAATAATTCAGAAACCAAAGGGTTGTTTGGTAGTTTTGCCATAATTAGTCGTCGTCATCATCATCGTGAGTTCTATCAGGATCGAATCTGAAAGCGATCAGTTCGTCTGGTAGAGGGTTTCCATTCGCATCATACATCTCAGGGTGAGAGTATTGTGGAGTGGTGTCATGTATATAGGAGCGAAATAAGTACCCGATTACGAGACCTAATCCGAGTGTAAGGACTCCTACCATTACACTGAGGGCAAGTACTGCTTGTTCCATATTTCTCCTATTCTTCTTTAATTTAGGTGAGTTAGAAAATGGACTTTTCTTCCTCATCATAAGTTCTGCACCCTTGTTGATAGAGTTCAGATCATCTTTTTTCTTTGAAGATAATGTAGTGTGTCCTTGCATCCACCTATGTGTTTGTTATCAAGTTGAACTTGTGGAAAGGTAGCACCTTCCTTAAATTCTTGTATGAACTGTGACTTAGTAAAGTCTTTGTCCAATTTATATTCTAGGTAATCTATCTTGCAATGAGCAAAGAGTTGTTTAACTCTTTCACACCACTGACAGTTATCTTTAGACCATAGAACTGCTTTCATAATAGTTTGACTATGTTACCTGCAACAACAACTCTTTCTTTTGTTGTTGTAATTGGATCAACCCCATGGAATGCCCACGAAGGGAAGAATATAAGTTTACCAGACCTCTGCTCTTTTGGGTAGACTTTTGTATCTCCTATTTGAAAATACAAACAATCTTGATCATCAGGTACATTGACAAAATGAATCCAAGAGCATAGCTCCTTAGATATGTAGTGATTATGAGGAGCATTCATTGAACCCTTCTCCTTCAGATATATTTGAGCCCAAATATGATTATAAGATAGGATACTATCTTCCATTGGATAACCTTGTTCTCTCAAACACTTTGCAAGGAACGAAGAATACATTGTGACAATTTTTTTATCATCAAACTTTTCAGTTTTGTACCTTGCTCTTGACATTGGATGAGTATGGTATCCAGTGTAGTAAGATCCATTACCAGGTCTCAAAAACCTATCTTGTTTATAGGTATCATAAATGTACTGGGTATCATCTTGAGATAATTCATAATCATATGAACAAAATATCATCTCAAGATAGGCATGTCATAGTCATAATCTGGAACTGGCATTGTTTTAGGTGAGGGTGTAGTAACAACCTCTACAAGTAAATTGATGTCAGCAGAAATTCCATCTAAAGACTCTGCCATCCTACGGAATCCATTTCCAACATAGATCTGTCCAGCAAACACTGATACAGTAGCAGCACCCCAGAACCAGTAATAGGTTCTACTTTTCTTTTGCCTTGGCTTCATTTTGTTTTATACGTTTCCTTATCATCTTAGCATATAATACGTCTTCTGCAGTGTAGAGATTTTTGTTTTGCTTTCGACGTTTGATAATTTTTTTTGCAGCTTTTTTATCTTTCATGGATTCGGGAGATTACTATTGTAAGTATATATACCCATAAAAAAAGACCGTTGGTGAGACGGTCTTTTTTTACATGAGATAAACCTCATTACATATTCGTTTACTCTTTTGGTCGTCGCCACTTTCAATCAGACACTCATAATATTCGGTCAATTTTTGATCGTGTCGATCTTCGTATGAGCCTGCCAGTTGATTGTAACTAACCACGTTATGCTGCATACACACCCTCCATGTGTTCTGTATTATTTATCTTGGTATTATAACATAAAGACCCTTTCTTCATAAAAAGAAATGCCTAGTCACGTTCTGGAAAATAATCTTTTCTCTCACCTACTCTACTGATGTCACTGGTATTACAATGAAGACCACCGTCCCAAAAGTATCTGTGTCTGAAGTTTACTACATGAGGAGTTATACCATACCTCTCAAAAGCATCATACACTTTTTTATTATACCCATTACACATTACATTCTTTTCATCTATCACAAGCATGTTGACATCAAATACAGACTCTTCAACATACGTAACCCAATCACCTAACCATGTCTGGATGTAATCTATAAGATCATCATTGTCTTCTTCACCTTGTATCCACCACTTACCTTGACATTTTTCTTTCATCTTCAAAAATCCATCAACCTTCTTCCAACTCTCATCTTTCAGTGATACTACTTCCCAATCTGGAAATGAATCTTTATATGTTTCTGGTTTTTTCAATGATATTATAAGACCAGGAACGACAGGACAAAATTGACCATCAGAATGACCTCCAACTTTCATTGGATGAATTCTATAATCTGGAAATAGTTTTTGCCATTTGTTTTTCAAAGATTCTTGTGCTAATCCATCTATCAAATTAACATTACCAAAGTATAAATCTTTTCCTACCCTTGATGTTGTTGCTGAGTTGACATACTCATCATAAACTATTGGAACATTGTTTTTTGTTAACCATTTTTGTATAGTGTCAAATGCATATACCTTTTTATTATTAGGAAACTTGATGTTAGATCCAATAGTCTGACACTGTGCTTGTATAATAAGTTCTTTTATCTCGGAAAGATCAACAATTGACTTTAGTTTATAAAAATGATGCTCTTTGCCATTGTATTTGAATGTTTTATATTTTGTAACTCTTGATTGGAATTTTAGTAAACATGTCTTAGGAGATGATCCATGATTAGGGTTCAATATATCCTCTATCTTTTGTGCAAGTTTACATGCTAAAGGATCATTTATATTACTAATTTTTTTCTGACTTAGATTCCATAAAAGGTGATCAAATATCGTATCTACATCAAAGTTCTCTGCATAACCTTTACCAGGCATGTAAAACTTATCACCCATCATTGCGGTGAAATCTCTAGGACACATGGGAGGTGGTTGTACCACAACTCCATCACCATTAGTATAATCTTCTATGTCAGAGATATCTGTTCTAATTACTTCTACATCAAACTCTTTTAGTTTGGATATTATTTTCTGATAATCCTCTTCAGTTTCTATCGCTATCCTTTCCATCACAGATCGGACCTTTGAATTTTTGATTCGACTATAAAATTCTGGTGGGAATGATCTACCTACGGCACATACCTTTAGTGGATCCCAGTGCTGATGGACTGTGTGTTTCAATCTAATGCATCCAAATTATTATGTCTGGGACGTTTCAGTAGAGTTGGTTTATGATCTTTCATACCATCATGATTACCATCTCTAGGTAACTTACCAGTCATCAAATATGTAATAGTATCTATACATCCTTTTAGATATGACACCCTTTCTTTATCTTCTGGGTCAACCTGTCCTAATCTCTTGGTAAACCTTGCTAGTAATTGCTCGTAGTTCTCTGTGGTTTTCATAAAAAAAGGGGATCCTTAGATCCCCTTATTATATCACCTGATATGTTGAACGTCAACCAACAGAAGGAGCAACAAGTGCAACTTCAGAAGTCTCAGCAGCAGCA